ATTATTTATTTTTTTTACTCTAGCTTGTTCTCCTAAATAAATATTAGAAGATTCAATAGTTGTTGAATGATTTGTAATTATTTTTAATTCATTCCCAGCACCCAATATCGTATTCTGAAAAGATGAAATGGTTGTGTTTTCTGTTTTAGAATTAAAAGTTATTTTTTTAGAATTTAATAATACTTGGTCATCTGTGTAATCATAATTATAATTATCCCCACCTATTAATCTTTTTGGTGGTTCACCTTCAGATTCTTCTACAGTATCACCAGCCAATTGAAATGGGTTAACAACCACTTCATCATTTTCTATTTTTGCATCTTGATTAAAATGCTGTCTTATCGTTCCATTATTCAACATAGCAAAAATAGAACCA